TTCGGCTTTCGGCAACGGCCAAGCAGGACTCAAGGATGGTTTCAGCATGTGCTGCTCCACCCATCGGATATGGATTTGCGGCTGTCAGTTGATTTGGCAGTGCGTGATAGCGATATGAAAGCGTGTACGCCTTATCCGGCTTGGGGTACAACATTAACTGAAATCGCTGTCCGTTGGACCCGCTACTGCTGATGGGCCTGACAGCCGCTAACTTGGGGTCGCTACTAATGCTGGAATAATCACGTTGACGTAGAGTTCGTATTCGATGTTCGCCTGTCAACTCGATGGGGAACCAGCGATTGTCATCCGCTGAATAAGTCATCTCGCCGATCAAGCCACCAAAGTTCGCACTCAGTGTGTAATCCGCAGTGTTAGCAACCAAGCTAAGGGTTGTGGTTGGTTCCATGAAAGACCACTTGTAGCCTTTCGGTGTGTTCTGTGTTGGAGGTGGATGGTAGAAATTGCGTAAGCCCGATGCAATCATGTCATCGAGCTGTGTGGTTTCATCCGCCGTCCAGTTTGCAGCCGTTCGTTCACCCAACCAAAACCATCCAAGTTCCTTGCGGAGCGTTGTGAGGTTAAGTGATAAGGTGGATTCAGTGCTAGTATCTGCCGGTGATCCTGTTGTTCGAATCGTGAACTGAACAGGTATCGCATCGGCGTGAGTAAAGAGCAAGCCTACAACTGCGGCAGTCATTTCGGCACTGGATAAATTTACAGAATATTGTCCGTTTCCTTCTTCAGCAATTGATCCAGCTATCGACGCTTGTGTTCCACCATCTTTGGTGATGTATTTGCCAATGCCTGATGCCGCACCTGTAAGTGCAGCACCGGAAGTTTTGTTGACAAGTCCGAATGTGAATCCGGTAACAGCTTCTGCTCTGATAAAACTCATATGTGTTTTTTGGTGTTAATTTATTTGTAGTAGTTCGTCATGTCGGTCACGCCGGGATGATACAATTGGGGTTGTTTTAAACAACAGTAAAGGAAATCGTAAAATGAACATTCGCTTGCATTCACTGTGTCTGCTCTTGGCATGTGTCCAGCTTTTAGGCTGCGGTAGTAGCGACCCACCCGAACAATTCACCCCAGCGGAACAATTCACCAATTTTAGGGAGGCGATTGACAATGATGGGCGGCGATGCAGCTGGACGATTAAATATGATGTCATTCCTAATAATTCTGCCTTAAGACCATTCAGAGCTAGTGTTGAAATTGCTGATCCTTTCACCGACCCCGTCGTAGAATACCATCGGTTCTATTATTACTACCAAGCCGGCGAGTGGTATTTGGGCTACTATACAAACCCAGATTCTAAAGACAAATTGATAAAAGTTTATTTCGTCGACACCGACAGCTCCAAGATGCTAAATTTGTTAGAAATTATGACTTGGCCCGGGCAAACGAAAAGAGTTAAATATCACGTTGGAGAACCCGTGCACTCCCGTGTGCAGTAAGCCCCGGCAAGCCAGACGAATCCGACTCACCGGGACCGCGCACAGGAGACAAATCCTAGTTGGCGATGTGTTCCGCTTGGTAACAAGCAACCCAGTCCACATGTAGGATTGGATCAGTCGTTCCAGACGAATGACAAACAAAGCTCGGCGTCATTGCGACAATTGGAATATTTGTCGTAATGGCTGTCTGAGAAACGCCGTTGACGAATGGAGTGATTTTCGTCAGTCCATCGACAATGAAGCCTAGCTTCACGTAATCGTCATCCACGACAGTGTGAACGGAAGCAGTCGAGCTTCGACTACCAGCCTTCTCACTGTGGATTCCCATTGCCGTGGTATTGATAGCTTCAAAGCCAATATGATTGGCTGTCGAGTTTGCAGCAGATGCAAGCACGGAAGTATCAACCTCAGCTAGTCCTACGAACATTTGACACGTCGTGCTTCCAATATCAGCAATCTTCACGCGAGCTTCAAAGTAAATCTTCGAAGCTGCGGAGGCGATAAAAGAAGCTGCACCAGCAGCACCACCGAGTTGGATCTGCACACCTTGGTTATTGGTCGTACTGTTACAGTCAAGTAACAACACACCACCCTTGGCGGCTACATCCAATGCAGCAGTTCCTGCCGTTGCTTGAGTGAGAACCCATTTGTTCTCATCATCAAACGTCAGAAATTCGTCTGTTAAACCGAATCCTTGATCCAATCCACCATTTTCGATTTCATCGTTTTTGGATTGGCTAAAGATATTTTCGCTGAGGCCCCGACGAAGGGAAGCAGCAGCTAATTGTGGTCTTGTGTAAAGACTCATATTACTAAATCCTTTCTAGATTAGGCCACGTACAAAACAAAGTTACGACGGCGATTGAGACAGATGAAGTTACCCCAAGAATCCATATGCACTTCACGGGTGGTATGTTGGCGAGCCGCTTGTTGCGGTGGGTGCCAAATTTGGTCCTTGCCCTTCTTGTAGTGATATTGGAGAGTTTTATGGTTCACACCATAAATTGGATTGGAGCTATCGTTGTCATCAAGGTATGGAACCCATATCACGGGATTTCCACGGACAACAACACTGCCAGCGTATTTCGCTAGATCAACACCAAGGTTGTCATTGCGAGATTCGAGCAGCTTTTCAAGGTCTTCTAGCACCGAGTAAGTGGTGTAAAACGCCCAGTCTGAATCACCTTTTCCACTATCCAAATTCGCAAATTGCTTTGGAGCTTGGAAGTAAGTGTGAGCCATGGCTTTACGCATCTTTGCAACTAAGTCGTCACGCGATACGGAGGTGTAATTACCACTCCAGTTCTTCCAGTTGGCTACAGTGCCTGTGGCGATACCACCCGCACCACTAGAAAATCCCGAAGGATCTCCACCAGTAAATCCACCACCGGGAGTCGTTGCTGACTTTTGAATCCAGAACGGAATCCCAAAGGGAGTTCGTGGACTTTCAGTGCTGGATGATGGGGATGACCACAAGGCCGTTTCCATCAACTCGAAGTAATCGTTAAACGCCGAGTGACGACGAATGTCGATTTCTCGGATGATCGTTTCACGATCAGATTGGAAACTGTCTTCATCAACGTCATAGCTGAAGTTGACAGTCGCTTTTGTAAATGGTGCTTTTGCAGTCGTCATCAAGTCTTTGACAGCGGTTGCATCGACACTATACAGTTCTGAGAATTTTGCTGTGCCAGTGTTCGTAGTTTGAACACGCCACGACAAATTTCCACCGCCTTGATAAGGCGTTCGTGTTTTACCAGACAAAAATTTGCTGGCGAACACATGATGTTGATTGCTCAACGAGAGATCTACCCACTTTTTCCGCTTGAAGTTGTCAAGGGTAAGCGTCACGAAATCTCCCAAAGCATCCGGCATGAGAGGCATAGTATGCCCTCCTATATGTCAAACCTTATCAACTTCCACTTTCCGCAATCGCAGCGTCGTAGAAGTCTTTCAGCACTTGGCTATTAACTGCCTCATCGGCGTCCATAGCGGGTTCTGTATGGGCGGCAGTAGTTCCACCACCACCCAATCTTCTTCGACTGTTTGACTTCATGCGGTTGTTGAAGTCGGTTCGGCTTTGGTTGTTAATTTCATCAGCGAAGGTTACGTGATAAGCCTGCTTTACGAGTTCGTCCACAGATGGGACTACCTGATTCGATGCCTGATAACCGTTGGCTAGAACAGTCATTCGCTCATAAAGCGATTCCATGTTCTTGGCTTCGGGCGACTGAGCATCGAGAGATTCGTAAGGCTGGTCACCAAACAATCCTTCATTAGATAAGCGATTCACAGCAGAGTTGAATTGCTCCAGTTCACCGGCAGCCTGTTGTTGTTGCTGTTGATTTTCAGCAAGGGTCACATACTGCTGTTGGTACTGAATAGCATTCTGCTGATCGAGAATACTTTGAGCGACTAGATTGAGCTGGTTATCGTAATGAGACTGCATATTTGCGGCCATTGCGTTAATAGCTGATTTAAGCCCTTCATCGTAATCCTCCCCAAGTTCTACCGAGAACTGAGGTCGTTGAGGTGGTTGTTCCTCGGTTGTTTGCTGCTGGCCTTGATACCAGTTGTTCCATTGGGAGAGTTGTTCATTCCCTTGGTCAAACTGCTGGACCACATGCTGCAATGCCTGTTCATTCGCAAATCCAGACGGATCAAGTCCGTATTGCGTTGCACGGGCGGTGAGGTCAGGATTAAACATCTGACCTTCTGGTTCCTCGGTAGTGGAACTGTCATCACTACTTTGGGTTTCTTCGGCGACTGCTTCAACCTCGGCAGTCTCCGTTGATTCGGTTATCTCCTGATCTGTTTCGAGTTCATCGATAACATTCAGGTCTTCATCAGTCAGTGTGATTTCTTCTGACTGTTCTTCTTGTTGTTCTTCTGGCATCTTAGTCTCCGTAGCCACCGTTGCGGTCATGTAGACCCCGGTGTTTCAAATAACGTGCGCGTTGACGTCTGGAGGTGAAAACACAATCACCACCTTTCGTAAACTCAACTCCTGTAAATCCGTGGGACTGTGCGTCCTTCTGGAACTCTTTGACTTGTTCAGGGTGAACACCACAGGCATCTGATACCAATCCGGTACTCCATGCGTTTGTGCCACACTTACTGGCGTCGATGTTGGAACTGCCTTGGGGCTGTCGATGTTCATGCCACCGATTAACTCCATCAGGATCTCTCCATAGAAACTGACTTCTAACCAACTGCTTTTTCCCTTCCCATTTGTGCCATCTGTTGTTGATTGGGTTGTCCACCCTGTAAGATTTGTTGCATCACATTACTACGTGATTGTTCTGTGCCTCCGGTTGGTACGCTTTTACGAACCGACTCACGAACTGTATGACTTGCTTGTGCAGGTTGTTGTGGAGTTGGGCCGGGTCTGTCTTCCTTCGGCTCCTCAAACTTCACGATCTGTTTCAGTCGTGGTAGATCCATCAATTCAGCGTACATCTCAACGAGTTCCTGAATATCAATCGTGCCACCGTATTGCTGCATCATGCCTTCCATTGGCAATGCAATATTCGTAACGAAGTTGCTGATTCCCTGTATTCGTTCCGAAGGAGATTTGTACATTTGAGAATATGGTTCTACGGAAAACTCGTATTGGAAAAAGTCTCCTTCACGAACTTCTGGACTCCAGTCTGCTCGTATCTGTATGCCACCGGATTCAAACTCTTGGGGGATCTCCAGCACTTCGTCTTGCCACAACAATGAACCAAGGTCACGGCAAATGTTGCTTGTGAAATTGACCACACGATATTGCATGTTCGCTTCACGTTTGGACACAGCACCGTGGATTAGTTTGTCCTGTCCGAGTGTGTCGGCTTGTGGCCCAAGTCCAGCCATCATCTGGAGGTTGCCAGCCATCCTGTCAAACGAATCCTTCATGGAATGTGCGAAGGCTTGATTCTGTGGATCAACGCCTCCCATTTTCATCACGTTGACACTTTCAGGATTATCAACTCTTGTCCATTCACCATCGCTGGCACGTTCGATACGGCGAGCATCGTCTTGATGGCCAGCTTGATAAAACGGAATATCTTTTTGTCGTTGTGCTTGTCGTCGTTGTTTACGTAGTAAGCCGTTGATAATGTCATGCAGCGGTTTGAGATTCATCGCTGGTGACACCGGCATGATGTTGTCAGGAACTTCACACGTTAAACTCAGTGTGTGGAACGGGCCGTTTTCGGGGCCTGAGAATTCCACAACCCGTACAGGCTTTGTGTTCTTTCCAACCGGCATCGTGACGATCAAGTTGTCCTTGGGAAGCCAGATGTCCTGAAGGTCGATCATCGGCTCCAGTCCAGCTTCCTGTGTTTCACTCTTGAGCATCTCACGCACTGGCACTTCACCTGTGTCGGAATTCCAACCGGGATACTGGGTAACAGGCTGAAGTTCTTTGATGACATCCTGATCGTAGGCCGAATCGTTCATCACTTTCTTTTTGCTGATTCGGTATTTGTTCAACGCAAATGTGGACTTCCGCCATTCTGATGCAGTGGTGTCGTACACAAAATCGTCAAGCGAGATGTTCTCGGCAAATGGTTTACCCGGATCTACCCATGCGTCTTCACCTTCGAGTTGAACCAACCCAGCATCTGCCGTGTAAACTTTCACGATCCCAATCGAGAAGAATGAATCCATCACTGCTTTACGCAATATTTCTTCAAGGTGAATCTCCTTAATCAGGTTGTTAATTCCAAGCTGGAACGAGTGGGCGAACCAAGCATTCTGTGGGTGCTGTGCCGTCACCAAGACGCGAGGTCGGTTTGCCGCCAACGCCATCGTGTAGGTTTCGGCGGTCTGATACATCAGGTTCATGATGATGTCAGACCTGCCCATGCTCTCGGTCTGCCCGTAATAGCTACCAGCAAAGTCTTTCACTAATCGCTTGCGAACGTCACGGAAAGGACGTAAAACTCTAGTAGAGTTCTCAATCGCTTTCATTAAGCGTTCTCGATCTAGTTCGTTATTTGGATTCATGGAGTGTTGTTATGAAATGGTTGCTGATTGTTTTGTTAGCGTTGACGGTTTCAGTTTCTGGATGTAATAAAACTGGTTACGAATGCCCAACTTGTGAGGGTGAAGTAGCCGGCGGCACACCTCGATGTGTACATTGCGGTCAAGGGTTTGACTTCTTAAACGTTTATCCAATCGCGTTGGATCCAAAACGTGCGGAAAGAGATCAAAGGATGCGTGATGCCATGAACGGAACTAGTCCCCAAGTTCCAAATCCTATTAATTCGAATCGGCTCGACGGCGTTCCAGTTCCTAGCCCGGTGGACGTGCGAGGACCGCGTGACGGTACACCCATTTGCCCATAATCAATTCATTGTTCGAATACATTTACCAATCCCCATTGCTCAATGCCTTCTGTCGCTTGTCCTGCTGCTGAAATCTCCATGCCATGCAGCCGTATGGAATCTCTTCTTCAAACTCTTCACGATCCACAGAGCTAACTGCCGGTCTGTCTTTGGATGCGTGCCATGCAATCGCTGCTGCGATAACACGGTCACCATGTGCCTGTCCTTTGGCTGAGTGATCTTGTGTTCGAACACTTCTGCTGTGTACTACGCGACCCTGTTTGTAAATATATTGGCGACATTCATCTAACAGCTTTTCGCTGCGTATACAGAACTCGCCATTCTGAATTGCCGCTGACATTTGACTCAGCACTGCCAGCTTATTTTTCTCAGTCGAGAACCAACCGGGATTACGTGTCTTCTTCTTGTAACTTTTGTTTTCAATCTCGCGATAGTAAATGTATGGGTAGTTGCGTTCGAGGATCTGCTTCGTAAAAGCGGAACCCGGAGGGCCATTCATTTCCCAAACCAAATAAGCGTTACCGAACCATTTGCACGCTGCAATTACTAAATCCGCAAACGCTACCGGAGGTAATGTGTTCGTTGCAAACTCAGCAACTTGTTGTCCTGTCACTGTGTCCATCACAAAGGCCACAGAGTTACTGCTGTAATCTCCACCGATACCAGCGGATATGTCACAACCGATTACATACTGGCCCGAATTAACTGGTACACCGCGACTATCCCGAAAGCTCCAGATTTCAAAGGGACCATCAGTCGTCGAAGTAAAGTCGGCCTCAAGCGTTTCTTCGTCATAATACAAAATGCCTTGTTCGTAAGGTTTCAGCAGGTTCTGCTTTCCAGCTTGGTACAGATCTTTGGAGAATATCTGGTAGTCTGATCCTCCATAATCACGATCAAGCTCCTGTGCGATGGACATTGGCGTTGCACCCGGACGCTTACATTCATCGTCGTAATAAGGGCTTCGAACCTTTCCATCCAGCACATGTTTGTATGACGCTGGAAACTCGTAGTCCTTATCGAGTATCTCCAACTTGCCCTTGTTGCTTGTGTACAATCCGATCCCACGATCAGGATGATCTTTCCAATCCAGCACAATCTTCTTGATGCTTGACGGGGTGTGCATTACGTCATAGTAGGCCCCGCTTGCTCCCTTCGGAGTGGACACAAATATTCGACAATCTGTCGCGTGCTGGGTGGCTGCCAACGCTTTGTAGTCATCTCCGTTTGGGATGGAGGCGACCTCATCAATTGCAATAGCTTTTTTTCTTCCGCCACGGAACGGGTCTTCAGTAGTGGTTGCACCTTCCATCGTGCTACCGTTGTCTCGATTTTCCATCAGCATCATGCTTCGATAGACCTTCGATGGTCGCATCCACTTTGGTAATCCGCCCTTCCCGCCGTCACCTGAAAGCAGGAAATCGAACTTCCACATTAGCGTGTCTTTCTTACCGGGTTTGTCTACGAGGTCGGCAGTACGAGACATAATCCCGAAGCTGCTGAAGTCGTTAAACATCCAATGGTGAAAGAACAAAGTCAGGAACATCCATGTGGCCCCTAAGTCACGCGACTTCTCAAGCCCAACGTCGTTGGTTCCCAATTCTCCATCCATATCCAAGAATGCTTGATCCTGAAAACCGTATGTAATAAACGGGATCACGTTTGATGTTGTGCCTCGCAACCGGCTGTTACGTGGTTCGTAGAGCCAGCAAAAGCTGTTAATAAAAAACAGCACGTCATGCTTACAGGCAGTCCACAAGGTTCGCTGTCGGTCTGGTGTGTCTGCCCATAGAAGCAGATCACGCCTGAACTCAAGGTTCTCCTTTAGCGTCTTAGGCACTAGCCCGTATAGACTCAAAGCATCAATCCTTCGTTATTCAAATCCAAAATGTGTTGCAGGCTTTCCAGCCATTTCCACCAAACGTAGGTCTTCCAAATCAGGCATCCTACGTATACCGATGAGATGCCGAAGAATATCGAACCCAATCGGT